CAATGGGATGACCATCAGCAAGGCTACCAACAACGGATGGAATTTTGTTAAGCAAGAACTGACCAACCTTTGTATCTTTGAATTTTTTCTTATCACTCATTTAAAGTATTTCCTACGGTTCTAGTATGTGAAAATAACGGAATCCGTTTTATCAGGGTCGTTATCAACGTGGATAAATCCATTTTTTCCTGATATTCCAATACGATTGAATCCTGCTTTAAGCAACGAACTAACAATAATGTATCTTGTTCTGCTATCAGGTGCGGCAATATCGGCTGCATATCCAAACAAATGGGAACTTCCTTTTGATTTAAGGCTAGGTTGAACACCTCCAACGTAGGCATTATGAGATGGCGTTCTAAACCCACTTGTAATTCTAAAGGGTATTCCTGCAATTCCTCTTGCATCATCGAGCATTTGTAAAAAGGCAGAATCCATATTAGAACCACTACCGATTTCATCAGGCGAATCAAATTCAGATAATTCAAAGTGTAACATAATTTAGTTTTTTACTACTAATATACTACTTTTTATTTAGGTGCATTGTGTTTGTCATCATAATCCATAGCAGCTTTTAAAATAATTTTATCCATTATATTGTCTTGATTTACAATTATTTGTTTTTGCAAGTCAATAATCATACCTTCTAAATTATCCTTTGCTGATATTAATTGTTCTATTTGATGGTCTTTTTTTTCTAAAGCTGTTTTCATTGCATTTATATCATCAGGCTTAGAACCTGTAATAGTAGAAACAACAAGCCCTAAAGAAGCACTAATTGTACCTATTAACATCATTACAACCTCTTTATTAGTTTCTAATACAGGGTATTTCATTAGTATGAATATAATAGTCATCACTAATAAAAATATGAACAAACTACCTGCGTAGTGCCTAATCTCTTTCGCTACTCCATTTGTAGGTAATTTCATTTAATCTGTTGGTATATTTTAATAACAGTATATCCTATTGTTAAAACCAAGACAACGGTTTGCAATAAGGGGTTAATTTCTGTTAAGCTAAACGCTAACGCTCCTATGTTCAATCCGTATATCTTTAAATTTTCCATTATTAAGATACTAAATCCCAAGTTTGGTTATCTTCATTCCATCGATACTCATTACCATCGGTAGGATATGCAACTGGTGCTTCCCATAAACAGGTTGTATCATTAAGTGTCCAACTTTCGTAAGGTTTAGGAGGTATAAAGGCATCCCTAGTTGAATCGTATTTATATCCTACACCTGCGTAGTTTTTTCTTATAGTACCGTTGTAAGATGTCTGCTTCCAAGTGGCTGTACCGAATAAAGAATTTAAAAACTGTTTCCCTTTTAATTCGCTTTCTGTACCATCTGCTTTTAGTAAAACTTTATTTGCTACTACTAAAACTTGTGTTACTATATTATTTGAATCTAATTTTGTAAAATGTGCCATATTATGCTGTATATTCGCCTGAACCTTTAAATGTTAAGATTGTATCTGTACCGTTTGTGGTAGGTGTTTCTGCTCCTACCGCTCCTGAACTATTAAAATTTGCAGTTGGTATCCTTAATATAACTACTCCAGAGCCGCCTGAGCCTCCGTTTCTTGGAGAGCCAGCATCACCGCCGCCGCCTCCGCCGCCACCTAAGTTAGGAGTTCCATTAGTTCCACTGCCACTCGTCGTGCCTGCGCCACCACCTCCATCACCACCGGCTCCAGTTCCGCTTTGACCGCCGCCACCGCCACCACCTGCGTATGTAACAGATGAACCTGTAATAGATGATGCAGTTCCATCACCGCCCGCACCTTGTCCGTCAGTATTTCCTACTTCTCCAGCACCGCCGCCACCTCCGCCAGTTCTGTTTCCACCAGCATCACCTGACCCTCCGTTGTTACCTTGTCCAACGGTTCCAGCACCTCCTGTATAAGCAGGGGCACCTGAAGCACCCCATCCGCCACCACCTGAGCCTCCAGAAACTCCGTTTGCTGCAGTTCCACCACCACCACCACCAACTGAAGATATAGTAGTTAATCCTGCGCCAGTTAATGAAGAAAGTCCGCCTGAGGCTCCAGTTCCTGCACCGCCTGCACCGCCGTTTCCTACTGTTATTGTGTATGTAGTAAGTGGAGTTAAAGCTGTTGTGCCTGTTAAATATCCACCAGCACCGCCGCCACCTCCTCTATCGGCTCCGCCAGCACCACCACCAGCAACTACTAAATAATCTACGTCAAAGCTAGGTCCTACATTAGGATAAATTTGGTCTGTTCCTTTATAGGCTTTTGTAACTGGTGAAGAGCCTTTATAAATTGCAGAAAGTGCGGTTGATGCTTTATTAATTGGCATATCTTTTGTTTAAATTATACTATAAAATAAATTGTACTTGCATCAGGAGTTAAAGCATCGTATTGTGCTTGAGTTCCACTCCATAACTGTATCGTTCCTGAATTTTGGTCTACATTAACATTAATAGCAGCAGTCAAAGAAAAGTGTGCTGTATCAATACTTCCATCGACATAGTGTTCAGAATCTATTGAATCGTCAGCTATTTTTGTTCCATCTACAGCATCGGCTGCTAATTGTGTAGTTCCAACCCCGCCATCTTTAATGTTATCTGCATCAACGAAAGGTGTTTGTACTACGTTAGAACCATCTTGGTTTCCGTATAATTCACGCAATCTTGCGTTAATTCTGTCTATTGCTTCACGTAGCGTGTTCCCTGTTCCATCATCTGCTGTTGCACCAATGTATGGTATATTGCCATCCGACGCTGAAGTAGGTTCGTTTAAATTTGCTGTTGCCATTTTATTTTATTTTATACTAATGATTTATCTACTGTTAATTCTGTATTGTCTACTCTATATCTAGCGTCATCTGATGTTATTGCTAGAGTTTCAATTTGTCCTATAATCACTATCGATGCTAAAAAACATACAGCCGATGAAAGACTAGGTATTGATTTGGCAACGGTGTTATCCTCATCCCCAAACTCTGTAAAGCAATATATTTGACCCCAGTTAATGTTATTCGCCATATTTATACAATACTTTTTTTATTGTTTTGTTACTATTTTTGTTTAGGTATTGAGTTAATTTCTTAATGTTTTCCTGTTTTGGTTTGTATTTCTTTTTTATAGCACCCATCCTTCAAAACTTGCATCTTTATCAGGATATACATCCTCGTTATTATTTGAATTGTATTCAGGATAGATAGAGTTGTTAAAACTTAAATGGTTTATAAGTCTATCGGTGTAATATTGTGCCGTATCTCTTTCCTTTTCCATTAAGAAATCAACTTCCTCTTTTGATACGTTTTCAGCGTTTTCGCTTCCGTGTTTAAAAACCCCTTTGTTTGAAATAGAATAAGCAGCAAATGGTAAATACTCAACCATCGCCCAATGAATCAAACAAGGTTTTATCCAATCATTAACTAATGTTAAATAAGCACCAGTTAAACTAGAACCAATTATTTTAGTTTGTATTGCTTCAAATAAATCAGTACCTAAATAGTTTTGGATATGTATATCTTGTGCTATTTTAATGTATTGAATGAATTTGTCTGTATCTACATTTCCATTCATCGCAGTAAACTTAACCACGTCCTTTCTCGATATTAATAGTGCTTCTGCCATTTCTTATTTATTTACAAATCCTTGATTCGGCATATCCTTTGGACGTTTTGCCACTTTTGGGTCGTTTGTTTCAGGTTTAAATCCTTCTTTCTTTGCCTTGTTTACAGATACCTCCGCTTTAGGGTTGTTAGCATCAGGTTTTACACCTTTTGCCATATAGGTCTTTCTCATCCAAAAATGATGACAATTACCACCGCCTTTATAAAACCAAATAGAATACCCCTTTGATTGTTCGCCTTTTTTAGCCCATCCATAATTTAATGAAACGCTATTCATCTTTTCAATATCTTCTTTGCGATATATCTTTTTAGCAGATACCATTTTCTTACAAAACTCTCGACTATTTGCTCCAACTTGTAAAGGTGCATATTGGTAACGTACTTTAAAGTTAGTTCCGTTAACTTCGCCATCTTGTTCGCTTTTTGCATTTGGTCTTGCAGAACCCGTAGAGGCTAAACCAATCATTTTATCTAACGATTCTTCTTGGTCATAGTCAACTGGTCTTTCATCTACAAGTTCCCAATCATCTAAATTTTCTTCCTCTCCAAACTCGTCAAGAAGTTCAAACATCTTGTCATCATCAAAAAACGCTTCCTTAGATAATTTAACGCCTGTTTCTTCCTCTCTAGCCTCATCTGTGATGGCATTATCGGTTTCAATAAATTCAAGCGGTTGAGAGGTCTTAAAATAGAGTTTTAAACTTATACCGTTTACTGCCAGTATTTGGTCAATGGTATCAATGATTAAATCTTGGTAAGGTTTGATAGTAACATTTTGGAAAAGCAAAGAAGCTGTTTTAATTTCATCTGCGTTATTTCCTAGTCCATTGTTCCCTGTTCTAATACCTAATAATAAAGGCGAAGTAATGCGGTGGGCGACCATTAACTTGTTGGAACATTCAGTACTTAAATACTCGTAGTGTGCAGGTGCATCGTTTAAGGGAATGTCATCTATCGTTGTTTTGCTTTCGGCATTGTTGTTAAAAGCAATGATTACCTTTTCTCCACGTGAACCAGTTAGCTTATGCATTACATCATTCTTGATTTGCAACTGTTTTTCTCTATCAGGTATACCATTTGAAAAATTTACGACTTTGGTTCCGCTAAAGCCGTTTTGTACATCGTTTATAAGATAATCAGATACTTCGTTTTCTAGTTCAGCGTAAGCCAACCCCCCCTGATAATCCACAGGACAATAGTAGTCATAACCTGAAACGTATTTTTTGATAACACTTACTTCTGGTTCTTTACCGTTACCAAATCCAAATGCTGCAATTCTTTTAGGTTTGTCAGCGGGTTTCATTTCCCCCCAATTGTGGAAATAGTAATAAGCCTCAATCTGTCCTTCTTCATTGCATTTTTCAGCACGTAGGGTTTGACGTGGGAAGTGTTCAGCCCTTACAACTTTACCATCCTTGTACAATACTTGAAAACTTGCCTCGCCTAGTAATTTAAGGTCTAACGATACTTTCTTTAAGCATTGGTTGTGGAATATAGAACGCAATGCAGCGTACTCATCTGTTTTGGTGCTGCTATCTAAGGCATCTAGCCCCTTACCATAAATCATACCACTAACACCGTTAATAATAGCGTTGTTTGTAGTAGAGTTTGTGTAAAGGTCTATTAGGTATTGATAATAGTTGTTATCCGTTCCGTAGTTAACCCATTCCTTCTTTTTGTCCTCTGTAATTTGTGGACGGTTGTAAGTAGATAGGTTTATTACGTGAACCCCTCCTTTTGTATTATTATTTCTTGCCATTATAGGAATATAAATTCGTTGTCTTCACTTTGTACCGTATATTCTTCATTGTTTACGCTATATGATGAAATAGTTTGATTTGTACAGAATATTTTATCTCTAAATATTAATTCACTTCCTGCTTTTATTTCAAGGGTGTACATTGTGTCCTCTACTAAGGTAAAAGTGTCTGTATATTGATAATAATATTCAACTTCTGCAAAAGTTGTAGCGGTGTTGCTAAATACTTCCATATTAGTTGATTCGTTTTTTATTTTGATAGTGTACGTTGTTCCACTCACGTATGAACGTGGAATAAAACTAAATGTTTGGTCGCTATCTGATGTTTGAAGTACAATCATATATATACAATAAATCTTTTTCTTTTTTGTTAAATATAAAGCAAAAAAAAGAGCAAACCAGCTACAACTGAATTTGCCCTTAGTGATAAAATTTTGCGTTCTTATCACTTCAAAAGTAATATTTATTTTTGATATACCAAACATTTTTACAAAAAAAAGGCATCATTTCTGACGCCCTTTGTTTGTTGTTGAAATAGTTAAAACATCTCGCCAAGTTTTCTTATAGCTTCCTTCCCTCTTAGTACCTTCTGCCTGTGTTCAGATTGCACCTCTAAAAGAGCTTTTCTTAGTTCCCTATAATCAGCGTTTTTTTCAGGCAGACCAAATATGTATTCTAAGTTGCTAATAAATAACATTGCATTTTGACTAACATAAAAATTTTCCTGCTGTTCACCCTCTGCTAAATCCCCTAGAAAATCTATTAAGTTAAAAATAGTTTCAATTTGCGTTACATCTTTGTCTGTTTTAAACATTTGTAAGTCTAACTTACCATTGTTGTCTAACACTCCGTTTTGTAGTAATAAATTTGTGAATTCTTTGCGATGCTCTTAACACCTTGTATTTATTGTTTGTCAATATCGACAGTACAAAAATGTAAGCTAAGTGCGAACATTAAATTCGCATATAAAATTTAAGCAAAAAAAAGAGGGCAATAAAGCCCCCTCTTTAACACAAACAGATTTGTTTAAGCGTTTGTTCCTTCTGTAATAGTAACAGTAGCACTTGTCATACCTGCGTATGGGTCTGCTGCCGTTGGACTATCTACAAAGTTTGCAGGTTTCAATTCTTGGGCATTAAATGTCAAAGTATATCCTGACAAATCTCCCATTGCTGCTCCAGTAGCTATGCTTCCGCCTGTTACCTCTGCACCGTGTTCTAAGCCCATAATAAATACATTTCCATTATAGTCTTCAACCGCTACGTGTGGTCTTCCGTAAGCAAGGAGTTTAATTTCCTTGTTATCTTCTTTAGACAATTTCTTAAATGTAATATTTAATGTTTGGTCAAAGAAAGTAGTTCCGTTTTCACGGCTAGAAGTTACAGCTTGTTCAAAGCTGCTATTTCCCTTTAGTTCATATTTGTATGCAGTAAAAGTACCTGACATATCAGTAATCTCATCGTCCGTTTGAGTTACAGTTCCGAAATCTCCGAAATCTGTAAAATAAACAGCACGTAGACCACCTACAACGTCTTTGCAAGGTTCTTTTCTACCTCTAGTTAAATCACAAGCCATATTGTTTTGTATTAAAAAAGGGTAGGCAGATATAAAACCACCTACCCTCTTTGATTATTAATTATTGAGTCTTAGTTGGCAGAGTTTGTAATCCCGTAGGTAACAATATCTTCTGCAATTCCGTACTGTACTCCTGCGGTAAAGCGCATTACTACACGTACGTTGTCAGAACCATCAAGGTCAGACATATCTAAAACTTTCACTTCGTTGTGGTCAGCTAGTAATCCAGTTCCAAAGAAGATGTTGCTTTTTTCAGCAGCAATCGCTTTGTTATCTCCTAGACCGTTAGCAACAAACAATTTCACACCATCAAAAGAAAGTGAACCATTGTTCCACCATTGTGTTCCCATTGCGTTAGTACCGTTAGCACCTAAGCCTGCTGCACCAAATCCGCCCAGAGCACGAACGTATGCACGAGCAATGTTTTGAGAAACGTAAACATTTAAGTCTTCGCTTCCGTAAAGAGCAGAAGGAATAGCATCAACGATTTTCCCCATTTCCTCGATAACGTTAGCAGCTGTTACAGTTGTTCCTGCAACTTCTTGTGCAGCTGGTAAAAGAGCATCAGCAGCGATTAAAGTTTCGATTCCATCAAATTGTCCGCTTGTAGCAGTTGAACCACTCCAAATAGAGTTTTCTGTTCTTTGAGCAACTTTAGCTGCAACGTGTGCAATTAAGAAGTCAGAGAAAGAACTTGGTAAGTCGTGGTGTGCAGAATATCCCATTGAGATAGCTTCCCAATCAGATACAAAGTCTTTCTTACATAATTGTAAGTTTACTTGTTGGAATTCAGGTTGTAGAACTCTTTCAGTAAGTGTAATTGTAGAAGTTGCATCGAAATCACAAGAAGCGTCTTTAACTAAATCGTCAGTAGATACTTTTTTAATTACTTCTTTGAACTTTACGTTTGGTTTTACAGTAATACCACCGTTTTCGATAGTAGAACCGCTTAATAATGCAGCAGCAATATATTTGCCTGCAAACTCTCCATTATATGTAGGGGAGGTAATAGTAACAGTTGTAGCCATTTTTGTTTATTTATTAAATTTATTCAATTTTGAAAGAACTCTATCAAATGTAGTTGTTCCCTGTTTTTGTGAGTAAAGGTTTAACTCTTTATCTGCACTTGCTTCGGGGTTATGGTTTACTCTTTCAACTTCTGAAAGTTCTTCCTTAACTTCCTCAACAATATCTTCCACCGCTTCTTCGGCTAATTTATCAGCACTCATTTCTTCTTTTGGTTCAAGCATCGCTTTGATTTCCTCAACCATTTCTTTGATTTCTGATAATTCCGCTTTAGTTGCGTATTCCATTTCTTCTTCGGCAGCTTCTACTTGTTCGGCTTCTACCTCTTCTTCGGCAGGTGCTTCTTCTGCTGCTCCAATTGATGCAATGATTCCCTCTTCTTCAACAATCAATACTTGACCATCTTCTAAAGTGTAATCTCCAACTGGTAATGCTACACGCTCATCTTCGGTAACAATGAATACTTCTTTACCCTCTGCGAACTCATCCGCTTCGATAATAGTACCATTCTCCAAATTAGCCTGTGCTAACTTAACTTCTTCCTCTTGAATAGAAAGTAGTTCTTTTGCTTTGTTTAAAATTTCTGTCGCTTTCATATATTGTACAATTATATTTTTAGTGCGTTGTTATATATTTACAATTAAATATTTAAGGTTTTGTTGTATTTTTATGCTTTTTGTTGAATAATGAACCATTCAGTTCCATTTCCCCATACTTTAATCCCCTCATAAGCTCTATTTAGGTCAAATGCACTATTATCACCGTCTATCGTTTGAGAACCGTAAGGCGTTACATTTGCGTGCGTTGAATTAGAGAATGTAGAGTCTGTAATTAAACGTTTGGCTCTGTTGAGGTTTTTAGCTAAGGTTACATCGGGAAGTGTGATAGTTGCTGTGCCATTTCCACCACTCCAAGTAATCACAATAAGTTCTGCCTCATCGTAAGAAGCATCTCCTAAGTCATAAGTGTTTCCTGCGCTCACAGTTATTGTAGTGGGTTCTAAATGGTTCACGATATAATGTTGCACATCCTCTAATGAAGTTTTTTTAGTAGTACCTGTTTGTACTATTGGTAAATCTTCACTTCCTGTAATATTTGCAGCCGTTACTGCCGTTAATTGACTTATTTTTTTGTCAGCCATTATTGATATAATTTACTGTTATCTTCTTGTATGAATTTTTCGCCTTCTTCTGTATATAAAAAAAACAAACTTCTTGTTATGTTTCCAATGCCTTGTGCTTGAAAACTTCCATCACAGCATTTCCTACTGTATGTACCATCAGGACATAAACAGGCTCTTTTGTTGCTTTTAGGGCTTGGTGCGTATCTGTCGTAATTACTCATCTAATTGTTTAAGTTTAGACTCTGCCCAAGACTTAGCACTTTTACCACCCCATAAAAGATAGGAAATATAACCACAGCTTTCTGTATCTCCTTTATCATAATAGACTTCCGCTCTACTTAGGTAGCTGAACATTCTTTTTATTGTTTCTACACTTACAGGTTTCCCTTGTGCAAGTTGAGTTGCTCTTATTTTTCCTACTTGCGTTGCACACTTGTTGTTGACTTTCTCGTTTAATTCTATTCCTCTTTTAGCGTTATTACTTACTGATTCTGGATAGTCTGAATATGATTCCAATTCTTGACCTGAAAGTATTTGTTTTAATTCATTTACTAAATGCTCTTCTTCTTCTTCGTTCCAAGCTGACAAATTATTAGGTTCGTTAGGTCTTTCTACCTTGTCCGCAAAATAACCCTCAATTGAAAACCCTTTTACTTTTCCAGTTTTAACGTAGTTATTCCAAACGTCATCGTTTAGTACTTTCATTGATAACATCCAAGTTCCTAATGGCATATCCATTCCGTATATCTTAGACTTATCTTTTTCCTTATCTTCTACAATCCAAGATTCTACCGCTACCAATCCTTGTAATGGCATTTGGTGTTCTAATGTAGATTTGTTATGGTTTCCTTTAATAAAGAACAATTCAGAGGCTTTTCTGACCGTATCTCTTGAGAAATATATATAGTATTCGTTTTCTTCGTTGGCTCGGTAAATTGGCTTATTTGGAATCAGAGCAGCACCCATCAGGATACGCTTCTCTTTGTTCACTTCGGCAAACTTGAACTCTTGGCTCTTTAATGCTACAAAGTCTTCTTCAATTGCAGGGTTCTCTACGATAGATACCGCTTCAATTCCTGATACTTCGTCATTTTCATCAATGAATAATTCTATTATGTCCATATTATTACAATACTATTTAAGGATTTTTGTTAACCTATTGAAGCAGATTCAATGATATTTCTATCTAGTGATTGTGCCGTTGTTACATCTTGCGATACTACATAAGCCTTTACTGGTTGTTGGTCTTTCTCACCCAATGCTTGTGCAATTTGACTTCCTTCTCCTGCTCCTACCACGTTAAAGGCAGGGGGTTGTGGTGCTGATGTTGCTCTTGGTGATGGTGTATTAGATATAGTTTTTTGACCGCCAAATGATGGTGTTTTTACTGCTGTTATATTTTTTACTTGTGCTATACCACCTGCTACCGCTGCAGCTGCGGCAACCGCACCTAAAGCTGGTCCGACTATTGGAATACCTGCCAATGAAGCGAATGCGGATTGTGCTCCTTGAAAAGTGCTTATTGTCGTTTGGGCTATTGCTGCTGCTTTTCCTACCGCACTTTGTTCTCCTGCTATTGCTGCTAAATTCCCAAAAGTATCTTGAGCTAACCCTAATTTTTGGTCAGTAGTTAGTTTTTCTATTTTAAGAGATGAACCTGCTACCTGTTCTTGTGTTTTTAACAAACCTTTTAAACTAGAAGCTACATCTTCATCACTTCCTATTTGTAATTTTTTTCGTTTAGTAACAGCTCCATCTAAAATAGAAGTAATGGCGTCTTGTTGTTCAGAAAATATTCCTATTTCACTTTGTCTTTCTTGTAAAGCTAATTTTTCAGCTGCACGTTCTTCATTTAAAGCACCTATTATTTGGCTTGTAACTTCTTTTTGTTTTGTTAGCTTAGCCGTCTGTAAATCTATTATATCGGCTTCTAATTGTTTTTGTTCATTTAAATCTTCTGTTGAACTTTCAGAAAGTGAGTTTGATTGTTCTTTTATTTCTAGTCTTAACTGTGCAGCTTTTATTTCTGCATTCGTTATTTCTTCTTCAATTCTTCCTGCTTCTTTTAAAAATGCAACTCTTTGTGATGCTGTATAATTTTCTCTATCGGCTGCTTTTTCTAATAAATCTGCTCTATCCCTATTTGCTTCTGCTCTTTGTAATATTAAGCTTCTTTCTATTTTTACAAGTTCGGCTTGTTTGTCTGATAATTCGCCTTGTAATGCAATTTCTCTTTTGGTTTCTTCTCCAAAGTTTTTAATTTGGTTTGTTGCTTTCTCAAAGGATTCATTCATTAAATCCATATCTCCCGATAATAAAGCAAATAAAGCAGTTCCAAGATTATAAAATATATCGGTAACATTTCCTGCAACAACCCCTAGTTGCTTCATTAGTTTGTTTACACGATTAAAGCCTTCTTCGCTGTTTTGTAGATTTGCAACTAAAGTACCAATAGCAACAACAAAAGCCCCAATACCAGTAGCTATTAATGCTACTCTCATTGCTTTTAAACTTGTAACGGAATTTTTAATCCCACCTACTAAACTCTTGAATTTAGTTACAGCACCACCAGTTACACCATCTAACTTATCGCCTAATTCTGATGATGCTTTTGTACTTTCTTTTGTAGCTTCAATTTGTTTATCTTGCTCATCAATTACTTTTTGAAAGCCCTTTTTTACAGCATCAAGGTCTTTTATTGCAGCACCTTGTTCAATGTCTAATTCAATGACTATCTTTTTTCCCATAACTCATATTTTAATTGTTTATACCCTTCTTTTATTGTTAAAGGAATGGAATACTTTCCTAGTGCTATTCTAGTATTCTCTTTAATATCTTTTTCTCTTTTTGCTATCTCTAGCATTTGTAATATATTTTCTATCATATACTATTTCCTGTATTATCTACTTTGACCGCTGTTGTGTCTACACGTAGGTATGGTTTATCAACTGTATCTGCAAAATCATCTTCATTTATTTTTAATTTAAAGCCTTGTACCTCATTGATTAACTCTAGTG